CTCACTCTGAGCAATGAATCTGTAATCATTTTAAATCTCCTTTAATAATAAATGAATTAACTTACCGCAGCTTCGGTATTGATTAAAGCATCTACTCTTCTTAGAGGAACTCCTAAGAATGATAAGTAGCTTTGTGCTGTACCAAATTGTGATAATCCTTCTTGGATTGCTAAAACAGACTGTGATTTGTCCATTGCTGCAATTGATAATCCTGAATGAACAGTTCTATTCATGTAGAATGCTGCTCTTCCCATAGCCATATTAGGAATTCTATACAATGCTCTAGCCATTAATTTAACAAGGGCAGTTGATGTAGTAGATGCTTGTGTTCCAGTGCTTCCTAATAGGTCAGAAATGTCAATATTGCAAATACGAACAACGTATCTCCAATCTTTAACAACTAATCCGTTTTTCCACTGATAACGAGTAGCAAAAGCTTGTAACCTTGTACCATCGCTGTTGTAAACAGTTTGCTCGCCAAGATCTTCGTGTGTTAAACCTGCTTTAGATCCTTTAGGGAAAGGACAATATACAGTGTTATCACCCCAAACTACTAGATATACAGAAGCATTATCAGAACCTGATCCACCTGCACTAAGCACGTTTACAGAGTTGTCTGCTGATAGACTGCCATACCTTGGTGCTAAACCTAAAAATTTCTTAGGATCTGTTCCGGGATTACCATAGAACATTGTTTCAGCTTGAGTCTGGTTCATTGCTTCCAAGAACGCAGTGTCTTCTGATAGACGGAACTGGGCAGTGTTACCATTTAACATTGCTAAGTCTTTGTCTACTTCAGAACGTGCTTCTAGAATTCCGCAAGCTTCATCAACTTGTGCTGTTGTTGACTTACTGTTTGGAATACCTTGGTTTAATGCTCTCCAATAAACTGAAGGTAAACCTGTTCTGATAACTACACGTTCACCAGTCGGTAAATTACCTTCTTTAAAAACGCAGTCATCTAATATTTCGTTGGACTGTGATAACAGTTCTGCAACGATTGGAACTCTACCGTCTGGGTCAGATCTTTTTGCCCAATCCGCTAGTGTCAAATTTGAATTTGAGAGAGTAGCCATTTAATAACTCCTTACTTGTTTTGCTGATTTGAATATAGTGTATTAGCTATGCTGTTAAAATCTTTTGGAGCGTTGGATTTACCAACAGCACCTTCAGAATTACCTACATAACTGTCTTCACTAATTGCCTTACCTGCTCGGTACATAAACCGAATTACTTCGGGGTGATTTCCCAAGCCTGATTCTTGTAGCAGCGACTTTAAAGCATCAGTACCAAAAGTATCGAGTGATGCTTTTGCAACATCTAAATTGTCAGACAAACTTTCGCCACCAAATTCTTGATCTGATTTTGATTGATTTGCCCATTCAACTTTTGTTTCCTCGATAGCTTTAGCTTGTTTTGCCTGTATTACAGGTGCAACTTTATCTAATACTTTTTGTGCAGCTTCTTGTGGCAGGTTTAGTTCTTTAGCGACATCACCGAAAGCAGTTAAGACTTCGGGGTCGAGTTCTTCTGGTGCGTCAGCCACCTTTGCATTGAACTCGTATTTATCAGGCGCACCTTCTGGTGCATCCTTCTCGCTAGTTTCACTTTCAACAGCGGTTTCATCCGAAACTTGTTGATCCTGTACACTTTCAGCTTGCTGCTCAGTGTCAGTAGTTGCTTCAGTTGATGCGTCTACTGGCTGTTGAGTGTCGCCTTCATTTGTTTGGTTGGCTTCCGTCATCAGCGTCTCTGACATTTTTTTGCTCCTTAATCATTGTCGGATAAAGTTCTGGGCAGAGAGTGTGGATTAAGTTAAGTATTTGCAAACCATAGTTTCTGTTACCTTCGCTAAATGACATTGCCATTGCGTTAGTGTTAAACGATGATCGGAATACACCTGCTTGTTCCAGAAGTCTCCAGATTAATCTGCGACCCCTCTTGCTGCTCATGAGCCACTTTATATCCGATTCTTCGTTCTGTCGGTCAATTCGTTCTGCGGACTTTTTATTGTCTTTAGATTTTTGTTGACTTTTAAGATCGAGAGGATTGTATTCGCTCATGCTCCAATATATCTAGTTGTTACTTGGTTACGGTCACACCTAACCATACAGCTTTTTAGCCATTTCTTCTTTACTAGTTCTTTTTGCTTGTTTAAATGCTTTATCTGTTGGCGCACCTTTGCTACCTTTTTTACGCATTTTTTCTCCAGAACCACCTTTAATTCTTTTACGTTTTGCGTGAATGTTTTCGTATAAACTCATTTGTTGCTGCCGCCATACAAAATTCTTGTAATCCTATCAATAGCACTTTCTCCTGTGTCTTTTTTCTTTTTCTTTTTGGTTTTTTGAATCATGTCTCTATACCTTTTTTTATAGTCAGGTGACATTTTTGTAAAATTAGGATCTTCCATTTAAACCTCCAAAGGTGATGGTGAATTGTAACCACTAAATTGGTTAAGAATATCTTGCATATTACCTGCATCATTCTTACCTATTTTGGCCATGTTGTCAGCAGCTTGTTGTTGTTGTTCAGCTTGTGCCGCTGCCTGTTGTGCCGCTGCTCTTTCCTTACGAACCTTGGCAACTTGTGTGCCGGGAACTATTAACGATGGATCAACTCCTAACATATCTGCATAATTATCAGCCCATGAATCAGAATCAAATTTGTCTAATACATCAGGTTTCATCTGTGCTACCAATCCCATGCTATTAACATACCTATCTACACTGTTTGTACCAATTGCACGTTGTGCTTGCGCCAACATAGATACAAATTCTACGTTTAATTCCATACCCTGTAACTCTGGTGGGGCAGGTGGTACTAAGTTATTTTCTATCATTCTGTTAAATGTAATATCAATCAAAGGATCTAACAATTCGTTATGTAATCTTTCTAATACTGGCCCTAACATAAGCAGCTTTTCTTCATGTCGTTCCGCTACTTCTGTTGCAGTCATTCTTGTATCAGTAGCATTAGCCAACATAAGAAATAAATCAGCATAAAAACTACTATTTATACGGCCACGAACGTCCTGTATATCAGCCAATAAATGATTTAAGTTTAAATTTACGTTAAATGCTGTCTCAATTTTGCCTTGCTGTCCATCAACAAACGTAACTCCACCCGGCAAACTATCTACATCTCTATTTTTCATGTAGCTAGGTACTTGTAATGGTGGTTTTGTTTGGTAATCAATGCCCTGTGCTTTGCGTAATTGCTCATGTTGTAACTGTTTTATGTCACCTAATGCTTCCATTCCCGGTGAATTGCCATAGATGTCACCACCTGCAACACCCCATCTTGGCACAACTGCTGGAAATTCTTTGTATCCACTTTCTCGTAACACTTGTTCTCCATCACCGCCTTGCTCAAAGTAACAAGATTTAAATGCCATGTTGGTATTATCTTTTTTACTAAAATCACGTTCCCTATCATCCCTTGGTTCTATCGCATGAATTATGGTTACATAGCTATCTAGGTTACCTCTGTCAAACAGATTCTTAACAGACGTTGAACATTTGTTATAACCAAACTCTCTTACCAGTTCTCCTACTGTTTTTTCAAACTCTCTGTACAAAGTGTTTACTCTACCTTGATAATCAGTAGCAATTGCATATTCTCCTACAGTTACTGGGTAATGATGGATAGCAGTCTTAGGATCAGGCAATATAATTGACCCTGCTGTTCCAAATGCTCCCAATTCTTCATACATCCCATGTAATGTTCGGTATGTATTGGATTTTGTAAACACCAATTGCATACGTTCTGTAACGTCATTAAGCCATAATTTGACAGGTGCATATCTATTAAGGTCAGGATCAGCCGTTCCAAGTCTGAACCAAGGTCTTGCAGGGGATGTTGCACCAGCCATCATGCCAGCACCTAGTGTTCTTAATGCTCTTGTACCAGTATTGTCATATATAGAGTTATGTCTTCTATGACCTTTGTTTCTATCTTGTACAAAATAACGTCCATTTCTTGGCAGTAAATATGTAGTGACTTCTTGCCAGTGTGACCACCAAGTAGCCCTTTCTGATCTAAGGTGACCCCACCTTGTCAGTAGTTTATCTCTCTTGGTTTTCATTTATTAACCGCCTAATAATGTGTTTTTGCTTGTATCTAATTCTTCTGAATTAACTCCCATACTTCCAGTTAACAAAGTACCTGATGCTCCTTGTTTTGATGACAACTTACTTGCATCTAATGCACTTTCGACATCAACGTTTTGTCTATTTGCTCTGTTGTACTCTTGTTCTGATCTTTGCTTTTCTTCTTCAGCACGAGTTAAGGCTTGCTCATTTGCTTGCCGTTGTTGTTCCAACTGTTTCTTTTGTATTTTTCTTTGCTCGTTTGCCTGACTAACAGATGCAATAGTAGATCCTATTGCTACAATTGCTCCTACAACTCCCATGTCATAACTCCTTGGAATAAATAATGTCTTGTACACCGTAGTTAATTCTCGGTAACAAAGCTGACAAAGTGGTGTTTTCTTTGCAATGCCATAGCATTAGTTTGCATCCGAGTGATGTTGCGTGATTTTCTGTTTCTCTAATCAATTTTAATCCAATCCTCCCACCTCTATGTTCCTTGCTGATAAACAACAAATCGTTTTGGGCTATACGAAGATCGGCATAGTGTAAATGATTAGTGACAAAGTTAACAGAATAACCTATCAAAACATCAGCTTGCCTTGCTGACAAAATAAAGATTTGACCTGCGTCTTCCATTTTGCGATAGGTCAATTCATCTGGCTTTAGCTTCATCACCTGCTTGTTACGAGCAATCTCTTCGTAATGCTCTTCAAACAAGATTGATGCTTCAGCCAACATCTCATCAACTGTGGCTAGTTTGATGTTAATCATTAACTACTCCACATTCATCAAGAGTAACGGCCTTATCGTCAGTTACGGTCACACCATTCATAGAAAAATACTTGGTTACACAGTCAAATATTATATGCACTCTGTCAGTCATGCCAACATTGTCTGCTGTATGTAGTTTTTTGTGGTTAAACCACCAGACCTCGCCTACTTCAAACTTTTGTTCTTGATCTCCGCAAGTTTGGCTACACCATTTGTTAGTTTTTAGTACAAGATGGAATCGTGAATAGTGATCTGCATACGTTCCCTGATCATTATGTTTGGTTACATGGCCACTAGGTTTTAAATTGACAACAAGTAACCTACCCATATCTTTAACTTCTAGTTTTTTTAGTATTGGTTGCATTAATGGCACTAACGCAGGTGCTAAATAATCCATACATGGATAGTCATATGATCCTGTATCCCACATGACATAGTAAATGCTCATCTTGAATGGCCCTCTAACGTATATGCATTCGGTATCTTTATGTGCTGAGTTAGTTGCTTTTTGTCGTGCTGTTATTTCCTTCCATAACTCAGGTTTAGCGTCTAATAATTTGAGCAGTGGTTCTACATTTAGACCTTCTGCTATACGAACAAAGTTACATTCTGGTGTATGGGTCATATTCCTCCTTTTGAGTAGCAACTTTACGTCTTTTGATGTATATGTCCTCTGCTATTTTCTTGGCTACTGGAAGGGCAAAGGTTAATGCTAGAGCATCTGCTAGATCTGGTGACCCTGCTCCCTGTAATCTCTTCTTTATCTGATCCTTACTTTCCAATACTTTCCTACCCACATTGTCGTACCAATATATCGGTGTTGCTAACTCTTGTTTCAATGCAGTGTCATTTGGTATTGCACCTCCTTCCTCTATCCATTCCTTCATTAACCACCACATCTCTGTCCTACGGTTGATGTATTGATCTGGTTTGGTTGCCTTACCACCAAATGGTATTTCTATAACGTCATACGACAACTGCCTTAGTCTGTCGATTACACCACTACCTGCACCTGCATCACAGAACACAGCATCAGGATTATGTTCCTCTATCAGATTGGCTATCCTTGCAGCTAAATCCATGTTGTCTATACCTCGATAAACGATAGGTTTGAAGCCTTGCTTACCTTGCCTACGGAATACTACAGATCTGTCATCACCGAACCTTGCAGGGTCAATACCTAGCACTACAGGAGAGAATCTGACTTCTGCTTTCTGGTATATACGTTGCGCTGCATCTTCGGTATCTGCTAATGCGATAAGTTGGTCATCCCCTGCTGCACTGAAGTCACATAAATACTCTCTAGCAAATGATGTCTCACTCATATCACGTTTGAGACGAGTTACTTCATTGGGGTGTAGCGACTCAGTATCGTAAACCGTAAATCTTGCAGCAGTCCAATCGTCCTCATCAATAGCTTTGTAATACAACTCACTAAATAGATTTATTCCTGATGGAGTACCAATAAAGATCGACCAACCTAGACGGTCAGATAGTGCTGGCTGGACTATGTCTGTCCATAGCTCATTCTTTAACTGGGCCACCTCATCCATTACAATTCCGTCTAATCGGAGTCCTCGCATGGCATCTGGGTTATCTCCACCAAACAATCTAATGATTGCTCCATTATGTTTAAACCTTACCGATAGTTCACCTTCATTGATCTCTATAACTGAGTTCCTACGCAATGGTTCTATCTTCTGTTTAAGTCTTGCCCATGCAATAGCTTTAGCCTGACGAAGGAAAGGTGCAACATAAACAAACATTGCTAGTTCTTTGTCTGTCTTTATGGCCTTATCAATCAATTCCATTATTGCTAGTTCTGTCTTACCTGATCGCCTATGAAGAGCGTAAACACTAAACCTTTGTTTCTTTACATGACATTCTCTTTGCCACGCTCTAGGGGTGTAATCAAGGGTAATGCTGCTCATCCTTGAGGAATACCAGTACTGATAGTCAAGTTAATATCTCCCTTTGCATCTACCCCGACCCTATCGCCATAGCGTTGCGGAAACCACTTAGATAATAGTTTCAATGCAACATCACTTTTAGCTTTCTGAAGAGCCACCCAGCCCGGATCTATGCGTGGATTATCTCCTCCTATCATCTCAGGAGTTTCGCTCATTATTTCCATAATAGAATCAGCAATCATATCTGATCCAACCTCACGCGCACGCACGAAGCGTTCATTAAATTCTTTATCTTTATTAAGCCAATTATAAATAGTAGTAAAAGCAGGTTTATTTTTCTGACGGCAATAAGAGCGCAAAGTATTGCCAGAAGAAATCCAAAACAAAACTTCTTCAACGATTTTAGAATCAGGAATAGAAACAGGTCTACCTATTTGTTTTGATAGATTTCCATCTAACTGGATAGCTAACTCTTTTTTCATAGCGACAAATTTGAGCGATGTAACCACGGCTAATTCCAAACATAAGAGAAAGGCAACCGTAACCAATCCCTTCTTCATTTAAATCTCTAAGAGCATCAACAAGTATAGGAGTAATGCGTTTGTTGTGATTAGGATGATCAACCCCGACACGATGCCCAGACTCGCTAACCCCTACTAGAACTGTTTTAGAATTAGTAGAAGCTAGAGTCATGTTAAAAAAATAAATAAAATTAATCATAATATAGAGAAATGTAGAATAAATCGCAATGCTTAGAATTAATTTGTTGACTTATGTTGGTCTATATGCAACACTATAAGTATCGGTTGTCCACCGATTTGTCACTTACTAATTTCAATTAACAACACAATGTACACAACAGAATGGAACACTACAGAGGAAATTACAGACGAGTTTAAAACTTGGAAGGATTGCCATACTGGTACTTTTCACAGATTACAAAACCGCACTAAAGCCGAAGCAAAAAGAGCTTTAATAGTTTTTTCTAGTCTTAGCCTTGGAAATGATTTCAGAGACATTCAACCAAAACTAAGAAGACATTTTATTGATTTATTTATGGCTTCT